ATTATCTGCTTGTAGATCATACAAAGTCAACTCAGGGACAAGTCTTTCCTCGCTTCCACCAAACTGCTCTACAAGTATTGCTTTAATCTTAGATTCAACTTCTTGTGCTTCCACTGCATTTACTCCTTATCTATAATGATCCACACATCCCGTTCGCCACAAAGAACAATAGGATGCTCCTTACCATCTATCCCTTCACGTGAACTATACCAAGGTACGTCTTTATTAAACATGACTAGTGAGCCCATAGGCAAAGTTGTAGGAACAAAATGTCCTTCTTGTGCATAGTACCCAGGACCTACGGTGAGCACAACAGCTTTCCATGATTTATAAAATTCTTGGTACTGAACAGGAATCTCTATCGGACTATCTCCATACTTCTCCTCTGAAGGAAGCGGATATAATAAAACCTTATCATGAATAGTCCGCAAGTTTACTCTGACATGATGACACTCAGGACAATAAAAAGGTGTCTTCCTCATGTGATCCCACTTAGAAGCTCTTGCAAAATATACTTGAGCAGAAGGTGCATATTCTTTTTCACATGTACTACATACATTTAACTCACTCATAATAACTCCTCACAATGTGCCTTATCCATGAACTAGTTCCTTAGTAGGAAACTTAAATTTCATATTCTCTAAATGAATTCTCTTAATCTTTTTGTGCCATATCTTCTTATCAGGGTCCCAGAAGAAGTGTTCTGCCTTAGCCAACTCCTTATGATTAAAGTCAACTAACGCTTGCACATCCACAACGGGTGACTTAGAAACTTCTATCACACGATCTATATCATAATTCTCTAACACCTTCATCATAGCTGCTACATCAAATACTGCACGATGAGGGAAAGGATTAACAAATCCATGGTAAGCACAAAGGTACATCATGTTCTTCGCTACGCAATGCTCAGGATACTCGACATCAGTCAAGGTATCTATCCAAGGCTTACCATGCAAGAGTAGTCCATACTTCTCACCAAATGTTTCTAAGCGAGGTTTATCAAACTCATTCCCATTATGAGCTACAATATAGTCTGCTTCATAGAACATTTCAGATAGCTCGCAGCAAAATTTATTGTTATTGTCATCAGCTTGTGAAAGTGTATTTATATCTTTAACTTCAGTCCCATGCTGGTTAAGCATATCATCTGTTATGCCTGTTAACTCAACAACACTATTAGATAACGGAGCACAATTAACTGGGTAGCACATTTCAGAAAAGAACCGTACGGGTACTTTTATATCCCAGTCATAAAGTATAGCACCTATCTCAGTTATATATTCGTTCTGATCGTCCGCATTTGTTTCTATATCTATCCCAAGTAAATACATTACTACTCCCTAAACTAAATGACATACTTCATTGCCAGGCGTTTCTTCAAACACAACACTTGCCAACTTCAACCTATGAGTTTCAACAGTACTATCTTCTAGACAATTATTTATTTCATAGACTAAAGACTCTGCTAGAACTTCAGCGGTAGGAGGACGACGAGTAACTACAATACGTAATCCCATAGACTTTAAATAATCAATACAAGGGTCGCCATCTTTCAAAATTAATGTATGATCAAAAGAATTAACTATATCTTTCAACCAACCAAACTCGCCAAAATCTAAAATCATTCCTGTGTCATCATTAATGCCACCTTCAAGTGTAACTATGACTTTTCCACTATGCCCATGGATATTCTTACACAAACCTTTATGATCAGGAAGCCTGTGTGCATACTCTACATAATACGTTTTTTGAATTAACATTTGTTATCTCCTTCTAAACTTTAACAATTGATCCTATACTTTTTGTGCCACGAAATCTTTCGCCAAACCCCATACCACAACCTACTAAAAACTCAGGTCCACTATGTTTAATTCCCACAATATCCTTATCCGTAAAATAACTAGTCCGGTCTTCTGTTACTCTTTCTACCAATGTACAATAATGAATATCTTGGCTACACAATCCTGCTTTAATTAACTCATCATACACAAGTTCCATTGTTTTTCCTGTATCAACTATATCATCAACTACCCAAATCTGCCTACCCTCAAGTTCTTTTATAGGCAAATCTAATGGATATGTTATCTCAGCCTCCGTAGGACTTGTATTTATGTCCTGATAACTTCGTACGCCTATAAAACCAAACCTACTAACATAAGGACCAGTTATAGTAATACGTTTAAGTAGTTCAAATCCTACAAACGCTCCGCCTTTAAGTACCATAATCATACAGCATTCATGTTTAGCCAAAGCCATAAACCGCATGCTCATATTCTTAAATGCTCGATCAATGTCTTCCGTAGCATAAATCTCTTCGAATGATGCCATACTATAATTCCTTTACTAAACTGATGCCATGACTTTGTGTTACCTCAAATGCCTTATCAGCTACTGAGATCAAATCCTGTTCGTGTGTAACAATTATAAACTGAATAGATAACATCTCACTAAGCTTCTGAATCATCTCACCAAACGCATCTAACTTATCCTTCGATATAAACTTGCCTGGTTCGTCTAATATAATTGTATTTGAAGTCCGAGGTGTTGCCATAGCCCACAATACTATACGAAAAGCAAACGAAACTACATCAACAACCCCGCCACCCAATTCATCTTTTAAAGTAAATCGCCTGCCACCAATCACTACGTACAAGAACATCTCCGGCTTATTCCTATTAATCCTACTCTCAACCTCAAACGAATAGTCAAAGCCAAACACTGCCTGTAATGCTTGAGTGACAAGCGATTCGATAACATCCTTTGTCTTCTGCTGGGCTACTGTGCCTACAATATTCATAACCTCTCTTGCTGATTCTAAATTGGAAAGGAGTGTTGAGGTTGCTGCACATTCCTTTATCCTTTCCAACCTAAGCTTGACAAGACGATTATGTTCAAACCTTTTCTCTGTTAAGAACTTTTTATATTTTTCTATACTCATGATTGCTATCTACTTCCCCTTATGTTATCAATCGCACTCTGTTGGTTCTCAGTTATATGATTGTTCTTATCAACCCAATCTCTAATACCGGTCAACGTATTTGTAGCAAAGCGAGTCTTGCCGTCTTCTAACATCTCATCTATATCATCAATAGCATATTGCCATTTGCATTCTTCACACATAACTACACCTTACGACGAAATACTCTATCCTTCTTACCCAAACAACACTTCTTAAACTTTTTGTTTGAACCACAAGGGCACTTCTCATTTCTACCTATAACCTTTCGCTGCAGAATTTGAACGGTACGCTTAGGCTTCCTTAGATTTTGAACCAAAGCATCCATTTTCTTGCCTACCTCTTCCTCCGTACCAGATACTAATTGTGTAACTAGTTGCGATCGTGCTTGTCCTTTATCATAATCTATTACTCTTAGTGATTGCATTACAATAGCATCCTTTCTAAAGTAGGAGCCTGCGAGCCTATGTCTACTCAACCCGCAGGCTGGAGGAGGGAGAAAAATTATTCTACATTAACTATTTTTTCTAGCTCAGTAACTATATTCGTCAATTCCGTATGAGTAGCATCCAATTCCGTATTCATCTCAGACAATTTTGCTTCTGCTGCCTCAACCGTCTCGACATTAAAATTCTTCTTAATGCTGCTCAAGATAACTTCACGCCTCCCTTCGAGACGAGACCTTTCCGACTTTGCATCGTCAGCTTTCTTTTTAATCTTATCGAGCTTCATTATAACTAAATCAGTTGACATTACATATCTCCTCTATACAAGTATCTATAAGACTTACTACTTCTTTATTAACTTCTTTTGTTGTGATAACTGTATCTAATATATCCCGCCAAGAAACTGAACACTCAGTATTCTTACGCAAGTTCTCTATAAACTCAAGCAGGTGTTCGTTCTTTTTAAGTTTTGTAGGAGTAAGGTCAAAAATCTCTTCTGCTGGCTTAATGGTAAGGAATTTAGTCATAATATCATTATGATCCGTATCGTATATAAATACTTGTGGGAGGAGCTCTAGATCACGTTCCCCTATAGTTTTCCTTACCAAAGCACCAGGATTACACACAACTCTCTCATCTACCTTTAACCTACGTTCTCCATACACATCAAGAAAAGTATAATGGTAATCGCCACAGCAGAATAAGTTTATGCCTGGATACTTATCTAGTAGTGAATGCGGCTTAGTTATCTCCTGCCCTGGATACAAATCTTCTGGGCCTATCATATCATGAATAACTAAAACGTTAAACCGCGAAGGATCAACAAAGTCCTCTGGCATTTCTTGTCCGTAGGAACATCCGTACAGTGCTACATTACTCCACACCAGTGCCCCTCTGTCGTCTAGCACTGATATACAATTGGCTGCCTGTAATATTGCCATAGGGCTTCGAGGAAACGTGTACGACGAGTGTCCGACAATATCATGCTGCCCATAGATACAATAGATCTTTAACTCCCTCTCCAATATAAAAGATATCATTCGTGATATAACTTCATTACTTACAGTAGGAGAATCAAACAAGTCCCCTACCTGAATAATAAACTCACACTCGTTGGAGGCATATATATCAGCAACCTGAGTTAACTTGTCCATAATAGTCTCGAAGTAGTCATAATCTTTTCGACGTTCAGGTTTCCTATTTGTTATGTGAGCGTCGCCTAGTATTAAAAACTTCATATTATCGTGCCCCTCCATCCATAGTAGGATAAGCAAACGCTGGTATAAGCCACTTACATTTTGCCGCCACCCTTTTACTCTTTTCTATGTCGTTATTTTCGACCTTAATTGCATAAACAGTATTCTTAATAGATATAAGCTCCTTCAACATAGATATTACCATCGTATCACTTTTAATCTCAGGCAAGGATAATAATATCGAAGGGTTTAATTCCTTAATCATTCCTTCTTCCAACGGGTATGAAGAAAGCCTACTTACAATAACTCCCTCTATTTCCTTGTACTTCTCCTCATATACCACAATGTCTTTATTATTCTTTTCAATTTCAAAATCGTAAGATATATGTACTACAGTGCGTACAACTGTTAATACCGTTAATAACACAGTACATATTATTGCAAAAGCAAGTAAGGACCCGTCCGCGTTTACAAAATGTTTTTGACCCCAAATTGCATAACCAAGAAAAAGTAAAACTACAATCCACATTACCATGATTAACTCCTTAAAAAATATTTCTTAGTCTTCTCATCCATATCTTGTCCGCACGAAGGGCAAACAATTAACTTAGTCATAAGATCTCTTTCTTCCAATCCCAAATTATGTATAGTATCCTGCAAGCATTGCAACTCACCTTTGTAATTAATTAAGCTGCGAACTGCATCTTTAATCTCAACTATGCTATCTTCCTTCTTCTCAAAGGCTGTGCACAATTTATCTGCGTCAAATATTAAACTCGAACAATCACGCGGGCACATACGCAAAGCAGCGGCGACGGCTTTGTATTCCTTAATCTCGAGTTCTAATTCATAACTCTTATTATCCAAGTTAACAAATACGTTGGACAAGTCCAATGCCTTCGCCAGTTGCTCAGTGACATCTTCTGGCAAAGCATCCAACCAATTTACTGTTACAGTGTACTGATCTAACTCCAGTCCACAACTGTTTATACGAGCATATGTATCGTCATACTTATCCGCCAGTAACGATGCCCTGTCTACTAGTTCTGTAACATCAGGAGGCAATATTGATAATGCCTCCTCCGTATCGCCCAAGTCTTTACTTAGTAAGGATAAAGTCTCTGTATCTTTTTCTAATCTAGCTTGCTCTTCAATACAACTTTGATATGAAGCTATCTTTTTCTCCAGCAGATCCAAGTCATACTTCTTTAACTCGTTAAGATCTGCGTCAACAATATCTAACTCTTCCTGTAACTGTGTCTTTTTGCTGGCAGTATTACGTAGTTTCGTGCCAATAACACCCATAATATCGTCTAACTCCGACAGTTTGGTTATGGAGTTAATGTATTGGCCAACCTTACCAGGCGAGTCCATTACTAAAAAGTAGGGGGATAATTGTTCCTGCATGTTAATATCTGACATATTTACTGCATCGGATACTTCCTGAGGAACGTCTCCGCCTAGTGCGTCTAACTTAACCGTCTCCTCCTGACCTTGACAGTCTATCTCATAACCATTGAACTTTTTATTCCTTTTCCTTGTAAGGCCTACCTTATCCATTATAACAATAGACGAAGCCTCAGACTCTCCCACCCTTATAATACCGTCACTGCGTGGACGATTGTTAACTACCCAATTCACTGAGCGAATAATAGCAGTCTTACCTGAATTAGATGTGCCTGTTATTACATTTACTCCTTTGGACAGCTCCAATTCAGAAAACTTATGCGATTGGAAATTAGTTAGTATTAAACAGTTAAACATTAAGTAGGATCCCTTTCTACAAAAGGCTGTGCTAAAATGTTAATCGGACGAGTAGCTGTTACGCGTAAGAATATATCTCTCTTTTTCTCAGCAAGCTCCTCTAATGTCGTTGTGCCACGGCGTAACTGTATTTCTGTTTCTAACATACGCGATAAGAAGTAAGCGTCAGCTAAATCTGTAGCCGGTCCGTCTAGCTCAGGGACAGGTCCTCTAGCTGTCTTCTTAGTAACATCACTTCTAAGCTTGGGAAGCTGAAGAGCCTCAAAGCCTTCTTCTATTGCCTTATCCACCATGTTCATCTTCAAACAGTGTCCGTTACCTGTTGCATACATCTTGACTGTCAACGGATCGTAGTACCTCATCTTATAACACTTTGTATAAATTATCTGCCTGACAATTCCGCCTAGCTCGCCAATTTGATAAGTTGATCTAGATTTGCTACCATAAGAGTAGTCTTCAATTGCTATATACATTTCACGAGGAGGAATATTCTGTCGAAGCAAAAAGCTATACATAGTTTTAGTGAGGTATTCCAACCGACGCATATGAAAGTTTTCTTTATCCTTCCTAACTTCTTTTGAGAATTGCATGTAGTAACAATGGTCTGGTTCGTTTATAAAGTGCTTCTTCTTCTCTGTAATGTAAAGCCAATCATATATTTGACTGGTATCACTGTCGAGAGAAACCATTCCAAGATGATTCAAAGATAAATCTAATCCTACAATCCTCATAACTAGACCTTTCGCTACAGATCAACTGATTCTGTTAAGTCGCGTACTATATTTTGCAAACGTGCAACATGATTATAACATCCGCGAATCTCGTCCCCTAGTGTAGAAATAGGCTGCGGTTGTTTTACATCAGTTTCTAAAGGAAAGTTACCAATAACGCCACACACATTTGCTATTCTTTCTGCTAACTCACCTATTATATTATCCAACTCAGCAATGGAATGCTTAAGCATATCCATCTGCTCACAAATAGTACCTTCATTTGTTTGTTTAGCCTTTACTTTAACCGCACGACTGTCCCCACATATTGCTACCATAACTTGCTCCTTAAAATATAATTAACAATTACCCCCATACTCTAGCTTTCCTTTCCTCAGGACGATACACTTCTTGCCACACTTCATATACTAACTTCTCTAACTTCTCTTCTAAATTGTTGTTCTCTATATGAAGAATAAGATCATTCAATCTCCATTTCTTTCCTTCAAACGTAATCCATCCACTTGCTTTTTTCTTGCGACCTTCTAATGCCTCTTCTTTTTCTTCCACAACAACATCACTATAATCCTTCAAGAACTCTAAATTAGTAGCAATGTCATCTATACCATATTCCCAAAGTATTTTGAACTTCCCTTCACGAAATGGGGGCCCTACTTTATTCTTTGATACTTTGTATCTAATCCAAGTCCCTATTGCAATGTCATTCTTATTCTTAACCTTTTGTCCTGTTTTCAAATGAACCTGAACTGAAGCATAAAACTTAAGTGCTACTCCTCCCGCTACCGTTTCCTTTTCTCCAAACGCTACATCTATTTTCATCCTTGTCTGATCTATAAGAACAATTGTAGCATCGTTATCTATCAACGGACCAATACAAACTCGCAAGCCTCTTGACATTTGTTTAGCACGTGAGGTGCCCATTGTCGACTTAGTCATTGCTTCCTTTGTCTCTACTTCCGAAGGCATGGCAGCTATGCTATCAACAACAACGACTTTCTTTCTTTTATCTTTTAACTTGGCAACATCACCCAGTGTTGTATCAAAAGCATCCTCAAGTGTCCTGGGTAAACTATATCTCCATATGTCCTTATTATCTGATCTGAGACCAAACAATCTAGCCCAGTATGGATCAAATGTTCTTTCAGAATCGCCAAAGAAAGCTATAGCTCCTTTCCTTTGCGCCGCCCCAAGTATAGTCATACCTAGTACAGTCTTACAAGTAGACTCTGCTCCAAAGATATGAACAAACCTGTTTACAGGAATGCCACCAGGATAGCAATTAGATATTGCACAATCAAGAACTGTACATCCTGTTGATATCCATTCAGTAACAGCAGGCTCTGGAGGAGGAATCATATCTGGAGCATCCTTTAATGCCTTACGAGCATCCGCTGCTATACTTCTTCTTCGTTTTGGTTCTGCTTCTGTCATGCTTGATCTTCTTTTTCTTTATGAGCTTCGCGACGAGCTTCCCGTATCTTTTCCTCATTAGCTGCCTGCATATCCCTAGTAGGAACTTCCTTGCCTTCTATAGTCGAATAGTAGTTATGAATATACAAACTTACCATATCTCTTAAGTTTGCTTTTCTTTGTTCTACAGAAGATTGTAAGACTGATAACGTATTAGCCATCTCTTCTTTTTCTCTAAAATGTTCCTGTGCTGCCCTGACTTCTTTCGCATCAAGTACTGCAGAAGAAATGCCAGCTTCAGTCACCTTCCCTGGAATACCAAACGCTTCTGGATTTGTTCGAACCTCTCGTTGGAATTTAACTTTTGTGTACTCCAAAAGATCCTTGGCTCTGTTTGACTCGGCTCGAGCAGCACATGCTCTTTGTCCTACCTCAGCATACAAAACTGAATGGTAACTGCACTGCTCCTGTAACTTGCGTTCATTAATAGGCAATTCTGCGTTAACGCGTTTTATAAACTCTAAGGTATCATCCTGCTCAATTGTAACCCGTTCGTCTGTCATAATCGGAACTCCTTAAAACGCTTGTATTGTGCGTATAAAACAATTAACCCAAACCTGATACAAATATATATCCAATGCAACGATCGTTTAATGCCAGCCCCGACAAGGGCCTTACTTTATGCCGTATCGCCACCACGTAAACGTTTCATGCGACTTCCTACTCGTGCCTTAATGCCTTCATCTTGTCCAGTAGCTTCTTCTGCTGGAGGATCCACAGGGTTCCTTCTTTGTGTTGTGGCTTCTGCTGGCGTCTCCGTTTTGGCAGCAGGCTCTTCTACTGGTGCAGTCACAGCTTGTCGTCTACGTGAAACGGGTTCTTCTGCTGGAGTAGTCGTAGCCGGTGTCCTACGTGACGGAGCTTCTTCTACTGGAGCCTGCTCTTCGCCTGGAACTGCCTCCTCCGCTGGTGCAGTCACAGCTTGTCGTCTACGTGACGGAGCTTCATCAAACTCATCTTCCGCTGACGATCCACCATACAACTCGCGTGACATATCTTCATACGATATCAACTTAAGCACATCGTCAAAATCAGGGATGCCTACCAACCAAGAATCAGGAATGGGCTCGCGATTCTCAAATTCAAATCCACTATACCGCGTACCCTTGCCTTTGCCTGATCTGGTAAATATAACATTCTTGCCTTCATCAGGTTCACTAACGTCTATTGCACCTCCTGTCCTACGATTGGTAGATAAAGAAACAACATCCTGCTTGACTTGACTTGCTGCATCAAACCACTTAGTGCCTTGCTCGCCTGCAAACTTGTCCTTAACATCTCTTACAAAGAAAAGATAGCGAACTGCCACTTTCAACTTCGCTGCAGCTTCATCCTCAGGGTCACCTACTTTAAGTTTTGTTATGTACTCACAAACAGGACAGTCTTTGTTAAACATACGTTTCGGACAAAGGTATGTATGATTGTCCGCACCCACATTGCGATGGATGAAAATTTCCTTGAAGTACATCTTATCGCCATTTGGATCGTTCGGCGGAGGCAATATGCATATATAATTGTCGCCATCTTCAGGCTTATACTGAATCACACCTTTCCGCTCTAGGGCATCGACTTCCACATAGCAGTAAGCTGCAATGCCTTTGGAATCTTGCCTGGTTTTTTCGTTTGCTACTTTTTCAGCTCTACTAGATGCCATTGTTTTTCTCCTTATCTAAATCGTCGTTACTATCAGAAAAGCTCTTACGGAACTTTTCGACACTGTGTTTACCAAAATAATACGCTTTTGTCCAATAGTATATCCCTATTGTCAACATAACAATTGCTAACAAAATTAATACTGTATATACAAATAGTTGATACAAATCTAATGACATTGTTATACCTCAAAGCATGCCTGAACAACCAATGAACCGAGAGCAGGCCTGCCTCCATAATAAGTTGACGTGGAAAATATTCTCATTAACTTTCCAAGATCTTTTGCATACTCCACATCTGAACACCCCTTAAGTTTATTTAACATAAGTGTAAGAATAGCTCTTCGTATACGTTCTGGTTCATCGTCTATACAAAAGAATGCGTCAACTATTTCTTTCCATCTCTGTTGCCTAATTGCCGGCTCCATCACAAGAAGCTTACATAGGTCTATCACTGTAGCATCGCGATCTGTTCCACGAACTAGTAGATCTATAATCTCTTCCTCATCCGTTACCCCTATAATTTGTTCCAAAGAAACAAGAGCAGTCCGAGGCGATCCGTCTGCAACCATAGCTACGGCTCCGATAATATCATCAGAAATATCCAACCCTTCCCTTAAACATATGTCTTTAAGGAGTGCGGTCATTTCGCGATCGCCCAAAGGAGTTACGGAATATTGGGTACATCTATTTCTTATTGTCTTAATAAGGTTCTCAGGCTCTGTTGTACAAAATACAAAGTAACAATGCTTTGGGCAGTCCTCCAGTGTTTTCAATAAAGCTTGCTGTGCTTGGGTTGTCATCTGATGTGACTCATCCATAAGATACATTTTTGCTTTGCCAGATAGTGAACTTAACGTAGAACCTTTAGCAATTTCCCTTATTGTATCAATCCCACGAGTGTTTGCTGCATTTAACTCAATGAAGTCTAAATCAGACACCTCCAACATATTAGCAAGTATCCTTGCGATAGTTGTTTTGCCACATCCTGTAGGTCCTGATAACAATATAGCATGGGATAATTTATTATCGTACACGTCTTTCTCTAATGCTTTAATAGTAGAGATATTGCCGTATACATCTTTAAATTCTTTAGGTCTTACATCATTGTATAGCATACACAGTCCTTTTTTATAAGCCCCCTGCCAATAATAATATATCATCTGACTCAGTAAATGTAACCATAAAACAAAAAATAATTAAAGTTCTTCCATCTCTAACCAGTTGTTGCCTATTTCCCAAGAAACGGTTAAAGGGACAACCCCTTGCCATTCAAATCGTTTTGCTGTCATTATCCTAGTAGCTAACATAACTACTTCCTCCAACTCCTCTATCACCACATCGAATAAAATACTATCATGCACCTGATTGATAATAGTTGTTTTCAACTTCTTCCTTGTAAGTTCCGTATCTATCTTAATTAAAGCATCCAATAAAAGATGAAAAGCCAGCCCCTGCACTGGAGTGTTAAGCAACTGCTCTAAACTTAGCGGGCCTGAACGACGAAAACCTGACAGGCCTACTACACAACCAGTCGAATTGTACTCATCAATAACACGGTTCTGCCACTCCTTGACTTTTGCATACTCAGACCAAAACTGATTATGTAATGCTGTAATAAACTTCTCGTTCTTCTTCAATCCCTTAGCTATAGATGTAGGTTGTGCACCGTAAAATGAAGGGAATACAAACTTATTCTTTGCATAAAACCTCTGCTCTCCAGTTATCTTATCAAACTCTTCCTCATATATACGAGACGCCCAGAGACGATGTGTATCAAACTCATCTTGGATCTGCTTAGTCAAAACAGGATCCTTTGAGTACATAGCAATGCCTCTTACTTCCTGTCCGTCAAAATCGCCTTCAACAAGTACTCTCCCTTCTGAAGGAATAATACATCGTCTTAATTGCTTGAGCAAGTCATCATGCTTCGGAATATTATGAACATTAGGATCACTTGAACTAGAACGGTAAGTCTCTGCCACATCCAAATGAAAAGAAGAATGTAATTTTCCGTCTGAACAAACAAAATTACCGTAGGTAACAAGCTTCTTAACAAAACTTTCATACTTCTTATAGCTCTGCACGTCCTCAATAAACTTAATTGCCTTTTTGTTCTTGCCGTCTTCTACAAGAGCTGTCAGTACCTTATCATCAACAGACCGCTGCCCTTTAGTTGTCTTCCTTTTAGGTGCAAGGCCGAATAAATCAAAAAGTACCTTTGCAAGCTGCGGTCCAGAGTTGACATTAAACTCCTTCTCTTCCTTCTCATTAAATATTTTTACGATCTCACATTGGCTAATACCTTCTTTACATGCTGAAGCCTTAGCCCTATACTCACTATCAAACTCCTTTAACAAATCAGTGTCAAAGTTTATGCCCGTCTCTTTCATATTTGCTAAAGTAATAAGTCCATCCTTAAGCAAATTATCAAAAGATCTTAATCCCTTTGTCAACATAGTGTCCTGCTTGTAATGAGACATCAATGTGTATCTAGAATCGAGTACGTTGTACACTGCTACTTTTTCCAAAGGTTCGGACTCTAACTTGCTTACTTCAACCATTCCTTTGTAGTCATCTCCTGTTAAAAGTTTAACTTGGAAGTCTAAATTAGCTGTACCACGTCGGCAGTGTATAACATGATGAGTTGATAGTGTGTCACGAAGTAGATTATGCATAGGTTGCTTAAGATGAACCCGTCCCCAAAGCTCTTCCATATTAAAATTCTGAACAACTTTTGGAACATTGCCTGCAAGAAATCTCTTAAACATTCCCCAAACAAAAGCATTCTCCATCTCGTTCCAATTGTTCAGTCCTAAAGGTATGCAATATCCTTTATCTACGTTATTTGCAATTGCTACTGTAAGTATGCGAGCGTCTTTGTCATAAGGAGATATTGCTGTAGTTTCATAATCAAACGCCGTCGGAATGTTCTGCTCAACTACTTCCCTCAAAAGTTCCCCACAATCTTTTGACTCAGTAAGTAAATAGCACTCGTTCCTGTCTAACAGTTTAGGCAATGACTTGTCCTTTGTAGATATCATATCACATAGATCATAAGCAAATATATGTTCTTTACTTTCGTCCCTTAAAATTGCGGCGGGATGATATGTTGCACCTACTCTACAAAAGTATTCCTGATAAGGAAAAACTAAACCGTGTATACTTAACAACTTTGTACTGGTTAGTTTAAGTGGCTTCATTATGACTGATGAAGGTATGTCACCCAAACATATAATTAACTTAGGTTTTAAGGCAACAATCTCAGAAAATACTCTTAGATGACAACTAACAATCTCGTCTTTGAAAGGTTCCCTGTTCTTGGGCAGCATACATTGTATGACGTTTGTTCTATAACAATCCTTATCCAAGTCGATGTTTAAGTACCCTAGTGTCTTTCTCAGCAGTCTGCCCGAAGGTCCTATAAAAGGTACACCAGATCGATCCTCCTCTCGTCCTGGAGCAATGCCAACTATTAAAATCCGTTCCTTACCTTCCCCATAAAATTCCATTTTAGGTGACTGGCAACCTTTATACAATCCGCAAGTTTCACAATCATAAACTTTAGGTTGAGCTTTGGTTCCTTTGGCTCGTCTGCCTGAACCTTTCCTACTTGTTGCCTTACGAGTACGCTCCCGTTCGACTATATCTTTACGTAGTATCTCGTTGCGGTCTACTAAGAATGCTTGTTGGTCTGTCATTAAGCCCTTACCTTTACTACAGCCTCAAAATTGTCTGACTGAATAAATACGTACTGCTGTTTATCATAGAAAAACATCACTGAATCTTTTTCAACAATGTCCTTAAGAAACAAAGGGTTAATCAAAAAAGTTAGCTTTACACCTGTAGCCTTTTCTAACATAACCTTCTCATCTAAATTCCCTACAATATTATCCTCTGTCATAAGTAAAACAAAATCATCGTTGATCTCCACCGCAGTTTCTTTGTCAAAACTCTCACGTGATGACTGGAAAGCTGCATGCCTTTCCAATGCTTCAATAATAATGTCAGGAAAGATAAGTGGAACACATTCGTCTGACTCTGAAGGGTTTTCTGGAAAGTACGGAACCAGATCTGGAAACTCGCCCGCTAACAATGTAGAAGCTATGGAAAAGTTCTCGCCTGAAAACAACACTAACTTTGACTCCAACAATGAGAACCCTGTAAACTTTTTCTCATTCATGTCAATAAGTACTTTAACAAACTTAAGTGGCAAGGTTAAGCCTACAAGTTTTTTGCCTTCTTCTGTTAAAGTAATAGACGAACGAACAACCCTGAACCTATCAGTAGAGTATAAATAGTTCTCACCTATGTGAATGCCACAAAGTGTGCCTTGAGTCTCGTCATCTGAAGCTCCGTACAAACAACTGGCTAAAGCAGGTATAATTAAAGAAAAATCTAACTCGTGTTCACATGTGTGATTCTTGAGTGCAAATTCCTCTGACGCTAAAAGAAAACTTCCTACAAGCTCTTTTGTTTCAACAAACAAGTTGTCCTTGTCATGCTCAATAGTAACCGCTTCTTTCTTTAAGCTCTCCAATAATCTGAGCAAAGGGGGCCCGCTTACACGACAATTTAACTTAGTGTCGCACTCAAGTCGTTTCTCGATTGTCAACGTTCCGTCAGACGCGGCAAGAATCTCGTTAGAAAATGTAAATGATTGAAACACTGGCACTAAACTATTTGATCCCAATGCCGGAGATACTTCTTTTAACGCACCTAAAAGGTACTTTCTGTCAAAATGCATAATAAATCCCTTCTAAAAGAAACTGTTACTCGAACGTAAAAACTTACTATTGTCAACACTTAATTCAGATTTCATTAACTCAGAATAGTAATGAACACACACTTTTGTTCTCTCACATATATCAGTCCCTATAATCTCAGGGGTTGTTCCTGATTCTCTAAAAAATCGCTCCACATGCTTCTGACCTTCTTCACTCATTGTATACTTATAATGTACTCCACTTGCTCGCTTAGTCACAAGAGACTGATCCGAAACGATACATATAAACGGTTGCTTGGTATAATCAAAACTATCCGTCTTAGAATCATATGCTGGAACAAGAACACGACCATAGGCTGGAAGTTTAACCCACGTGGTGCTGTCGACCGAATACCACGGGTACCTTGTCATAAGATTAAATGCTGTTGCAGCAAAGCCGTGTATCTTAAACTTCTGCCCGCTCTCTAAAAGTAATCTAAACACCCTGTCACCAAACGATTGACAATACTGCTTCTTCCTAATATCAGCACCCAATCCACTTATTCCAATATACTCATACTTATCCATATACTTCTTTAGCCAGGAAAAGTCCTCGCCAAAATGGAACACTGGGATAGGTTCTAATCCACATGACTCAAGATACTGTTGGTACTCCCAAGTCTTCTCAGGGTTAAAAATTATGTCCATATTAACATAGCCATAAAGTCTATCCTTATACTTGTGCACAAAGGCTATGTACTTCTCAGTAAACTCTTTAACCTCTTTGCTATCAGTAAATGAATAGTCGGTAAACTTACTCGCCCCACATTTCAAAGCGCCATCGCGACTAACCTTACCCAGCTTGCCTGTACTACGTCCTGACACAGCTAATTGTGAGTTAGAGTCTAGGGCATCAAACTCATCTCTACTATACTCAACATAAGCAAAACCGGCATCATCTTCTTTGACGCCCTGCAGTTTTGTATAAACACTAAGTAAGCTATGTGCACCTGAGTCAAGAAATATCTTTATATCAGGATTATCATCTAGGAGCTTTGTTACCTTAACTGTCTTCCAATATGTCTCCAATGTATAGGCACCACAATTTGCAACAAGATCTAAATAATAGGGCGAATCTTTTTTTGCACCACTAGTAAGTAGATTGGCTAAGTAGATCCTTTGTAATACATCCAATTGCTTCACTCCCTTTCATTAGAAGTCGTGCTTTGTTAACCTGCAAACGTTCCCAATATTTTTCGTAGTCATCCATTATCTGCTGCACAAACCGAACACACCCTGCAAAATCATTATACTGAAAGACGCGGTCATACATCTCTAGATAGCTTAAACGATTAGGTACCACTGGCACACAATCAGCAAACAATGCTTCCTGCTGAGCTATGCCCCAAGTCTCCTGCAGTGCAAACGAAACTGCTATCTTAGCCTTACTTAAGATGTGATAGTATGCATTCTTATCTCCCTCCCATAAATCTTTCGTTCTTATAAACTCCCACCCAGAGCCCTTAAACTCTTTAGCCAGCTCGTCGAACATCTCAGGCTGCTTCTCAGGACTTAACCTATGAGGGAATACAACTATATTCTCCTTAAGGTAAAGAAATTTATCTTCGGAAGGATAAATAGGCAGCCCAGTTATAACCACCTTATCCCAGTTAACAATTCTATTGTTGCATAGTAACTTGCGATGAAAGCCAGTGGCAACATATATTCTATCTACAAAAGACAACCAGCTGTTTTCTAATTGTTCAGCCCAACTCCCCATACCTTTTTGAGAAAGATAGTCCCACTCATCATAAGTGCCTGCATGAAGTATCCCGCAAATCTTAAACTTAATTCCCAACGCACTCCGCATGTATGCTAACATCTCTAGGCCTGGAAACCACAGATCGTGAAAGAAAAACACGTCTCCATCCTTAATAACATTATGGTCAAATAACTTACATATTACTCTAAGTTGATGGGCCTTAAAATGATTAGTCCCTATCACATCCAAAAACTCGCCGTTGCTAATCGTATCTCTTAACGAATCCCCTAAGATAGTATTATATGCAACATGTTCAGTGTGCCAGTACTCAGGAAACCAATTATTCCAATCAGCACTATACCGCTCAGGAATACTCTCTATAGGAACATTGAATATCATTTTTTGTTCTTCCTTATCGAATTAACAAACAGTTCCCAATGTAACAACGTAGGACTTCTCATATAACACTTGGAGCATATTGGTTCGTAATGTCCCATAGCATGTTGCTCACGTAACTTCTTGACATTGTCTCCGTTCCAAATATCTTTTAATGAATTCTTGTGTAAATTACCAAGAATAATATCATCGCCAAAGCAAAAGCAGCATGGCACAACGTTCCCATTCGCTTGTACACTTACACTAAGCCAAGGATTCAAACACGGGGTATGCTTCACTGGGTACACGTCTGCTTCATTAAACAGTGTGAGAAAGCAGTCAGGTACAGTACGGATCTCGCCATTTACCTTATAACCAAACATTGAACGCACATCAGTAAGCCGCTTTTCGTACCCTGGAAGTTCTACTAATTGAAGATCCACAACTGTCTTATTCAGATCTAAACTATCAAATAAGAAATTAATATTTCGGCGAAGACGATCAGGATCTCCGTTTCTTCTTATATTACGGTATTCTTCTTTGTCAAGAGAATCCACACTAACAGTTATGTAGTCTAATAACTGCAGTCCTTCAATCTTCTCCTGTATAAAATGTCCGTTAGTACTTAACCCTAAACATAGGTCAGGTAGATAATTCCTAACCTTTTCTATCATTTGTGTGAACCCAGGATGAAGAAGTGGCTCCCCTGCCATTTGAAATTCCAAAAAGTAAGATCCGTCAAAGTCCTTCCTATGCAACATGGTTGTAAGAAGATCGACGTCAAAAAATTGACTGTCGTCCGCTCGCTTATACTTCTTTCGCGGACACATAACACAATCAAAATTGCAAGCAGACGACAGTTCTATCTGGTATATCTCAGGAAGTGAGACAGTAAAAGGCCCTGGTAAATCTTTTGTCTTTATAGTAGTCATTATGTAACCTTCGCTCCGTTTTCGCCATCTTCAAATACACTTACGGACTTGACTGGAAGATCTAAATGCAAATGTATATCAATAGCAATCATCTCACACGACAAACTTCTTAAGTGCTTGTTTGCAAAAAACTGATTGATGTAAGAATTGATATGCTTCTTACAGATAAAGAACTCCAAATCCCTATCATCATGATCTATATTAAGTTCCACCTCAACCCAAAACTCGTGCCGATGCTCATTGCGTAAGAACTTTACTTCCTCAGGAGCTTTGGGCCAACAGTGAAAGGCAACAAACCTTGTCCGTATTATGATAGTTTTTTCCATTTAACTTAACCTTCTACTGGCGGCTCTGGAGTCTCTGGCGGGGCTTCAGGAGTTGCTGGAGCTGATCCACCATCTTTGCCTTCACTTGCTGGAGGGCCTTCTAGTTCTGTGCCTTCACTTGCTGGAGTTGCTAGAGTTGTTGCTTCAGCTACGGGAGGAGCCTGCATCTTTTTGACTACGTCGCCGTAGATAGCATTGGCACGAGCTCTGGAATACTTCTCATCTTTGCCACGAGAAGTGTACTCGGCTGCAAGTGTGTTCTTAATCTCGCCGATCTCTACCCCTTGCTCAATAAGAGTACGACACAACTGCTTCATGTTCGGTTTCTTCACAACATCTGCTTGTGTAGTTTCATCAGTCATAGTTTTACCTTTCGAATCTTTAGAAATAGTTTCTGGTTCATCCATAGAGTCTAAGATAACCTTAGATCTCTTTTCACATTCTTTATATTGCTGAGGAACTTCTTTTGCACATGCAATACATTCCTCCGCGTCTGATTTATGTCCTGTACCAAAACAGGCACAGTCTACTTCAAAATCAAGCTCTTCTGTTGACATAATATTATTCCTTACATTTTTTGACTAAGTTATGTATTTGAATTGAAAGATCGCCTACAAACGGCCACTGAAGTTTAAAGCCTTCTATAACATAGTACTCAAGAACTTCCAAAAGTTGTTCTTCACTTGTTGCTTCATAAGAGTCAAGATCACCTTCCAATGCTCTTTCGTCGTAATTATACGATACTATTGAAAGATTATCTAAATCACTTAATATATCTAGTGGAATTGTGCTTCCAACACTAGGAGAAAAAGTTAGTGATAATCTTTTGGTTGCACCTACTATATTCCCGTTGCAATCAAATGTTTTGGTAACATCTACTGGAACTTCAATTTGCATCTTAATGCTCCTCTGTAGGCGGCCTGTCCCACCAAATAAGTTTATGAATCTGCAAATTAAAATGAATATCGTCCAAATGATCTTCCAACATCCACTTAACTAGATCTTTAGCAATATTCATCGAGTAGTGTTCTTTTTCATCTTCTCTTATTAAAGCCGGACTAAAAACTATTTGAGCTTCCCAATCAGGATGTTTGCCTAGAACTGCTAATGCTTCTGAGTAATCGTCTTTTTCAGTTATAACAAACTTAATTGCATCTAATGAACACAAATCGTCAAACGTCTCCAAACGCATGCTTTCTTGCTCACCAGACGAATCAAGTTTATAATCAACAACAAACCGCATAGAAGTTGAACTCGCTAACTCAGGCACTGCCTCCCAACAAAATATATCCCTTGTCCCATTGGTTTCTATAGTTACAAGATAGTCCTCGTATAACATAGCTTTTACTAATCGAATAACTTCAGTACGCTGCAATAAAGGTTCCCCGCCTGTTATTGTCACCTTCCTGCAATGAATTTGATTCATTATCTCCTCTATTGTCATATCATTAACAGTAGGTTTTGTTTGGGCATACTTCGTGTCACAATTATGAACCCACATATTATCCACTAAGTATGAGTTATAAGGCGAGCACGTCAAATTATACACCTTCAAAGGAGGGGGTTGTGTGGAAGCACACCTTTTTAATCTCTCAATATGTTTAACCGCCACTACTTCAAACCCGTTAGCTGCAATAAGTTTTTTTCCATCGGTCCGCTCAGAACCCCAAAAATTATAGCCTCGCTGATGTACCTTACTATGACAAGGATGACAAATAGTTATAAGATTACCCAAATTATCATTATTAGAATCTTCATCTAAATGATGGACCTCAAGTTTATTCCTCTCACTACAAGTTTGGCAAACTGTTAATTCTGCGTTTGAACATCTTTTAGCTAACTTTATAGCGTTTTGGTTAAATCCTTTATAATTAGGATTTTTCACACCTTGTTTTGTCTCTGAGTATTTCCTACGAACAACCTCACGTTGTTCTGGACTAAGTCTCTCCCAAGGAGAAATATAAGTGCCTGCTTGTATCTTAGCTCGCATAACTTTTGAAATCTTTTCTCCGACTCGGCTGTAGTTAGTACTTAAAACTTTTTGAATTGCAACCCTAGGGTCTTTCATAGGATTCCGTTCTCCTCGCTTCATAAAGGATAGTTTGTCCTGAAAAGAAGAATGTAATACCATATCACCAGGGTTTAAATCTTTAGCAAATACAAGTCCTCGAGTAGTAAAAAAGGGATGTTCCTCTGTTACAAAATACTCTCTACTTTTACTACACTCAATATCTATAGCTATCTTTACACTATACCAAGTGTCAACTTCCCTAGTATGCACCTCATCCACTTGGGTTTCAACTAACTGCTTCTTATCGTTAAAAGTTAAAAGAACATCTCCTACCTGAACCTCAGGAAGTTTTTTGTTTTTTCCTCGACTAGTAGTAATTCTGGGAATCCGTCTTCCTGGCTTAACACCAAAACACCATCTACAGCGTAAGTTACATCCTTGGAGTCTAATAAAAGTACACAACTGTCCCGCTCCCCTAAATCCGTTATACTCGCCGTCAACGGAATCAAATATACTATTCACTGCCAATTTCATATTTCAGTCTCCCACAGTAAAACTTATGTCCCTATCAACTATAATATATCATCTAGTTACTAAAATGTGAAAACTTTTTATTTTTCTGCAAAAAATTTCTTTAGTTCATGATATATTATTTGTAATGCTATCCAAAATCTTGTTTACTAGTTTAAGGGGACGTACATGATAATACGAATTAAACACCAAACTAATTTTGTTGTAATATCTAAAATACCATTAGAAGATTCAAGAATGACCTTCAAAGCAAAAGGGATATTAGCTTACCTTTTATCAAAACCTGATGATTGGGAAACAAATGTATTTGACTTAGCCAAACATTCTATTGAAGGACAAACTTCTATACGATCTGGACTAAAAGAATTGGCTCAACTAGGGTATGCTAAAGTATCCCAGTCTAAAAATAAGCAAGGTCAATTTGAGAAAATTGAGTGTACTATCTACGAAGAGCCCAATAAGAAAAGAATACGAACCTCATTTACTTATAAAGAAAACCCGCTAGCGGAAAACCTGTTAGCGGAAAAACTGTGTACAGAAAACCGTACTGTAATAAATAATAATATTAATAATAATTATATTACTAAGAATGATAATACAGATAAG